TGTGTGGTATATATTTGGATGATACCCCTGTCAGAGTTACAAGAAAACAGGACCCAAAATATTGGACTAATGAAGTGGTGTGGGACATCCAAGATACTGGCGCAAATACAATTTCAGCCAATGATCCAGACTCTGTTGTATACGAATTAGCAAATTATGACTCCAAGATTAATGCGCTGACAGAAGATGAAGACCTGACAGAAGAAGATTATAATCAAATTTCTATTACATATAGAAATAATGAAAAGTTGAAAGGGTTTTTCCGATCATTAAAAGAAAAAAGTATCAGAAGCAGAGACCCTTTTCAGTTATATCAAACAGAAGATATTAAATTTGCTTTTATATCTCATGACCAAATAGGTTTTTCGAATTTGCCCAACGTAAATCCAAACTCGGTTGATTATGCCGTATATTATAGCGGAGCAAATGGAACAGGGGAACTCGGTAAACGATATGCTAAAAGGGGTAATCCAAATTCTAGTTATTTTGAACAATCCACCGCGGTAGAAATACCAGAACCAATTTTAAATTTACCAACAAAAGTTGGGACTTCTCAACAAAACTACGCCTCAGTTAATGGAGGTTATATTATTTTACCGCTAGCGTCGGGAGACGGTTTGGTTATAGACGGTGGTAAAGTAAAATTTTCAGTAGTAGACGGAAATTGTTTAGACCCAATTTCTGAAGGGTTGGATGGGGCGTTTTTATTTCTAAAAGCTACTACAGAAGATTTAACTAATTCATTTAATTTTGAGCAATTTGATTTATCAATGAATCTTGGCTACGAAAGCCAATCAGTTCTTCCTTTGTTTGAAGAAACAGTAAGGTCATACGACACTCCAATTAGATTATATGGACCTATAAATCCAGAAAGCTTTGTAGATAGAACTAATCCAGCGTCAAGAAATAAAATGACCCCGAGTATAATATCGGCGGCATACGAGCCAAATAGATACAGTTTTGATGCTCTGACTCCAACTAATATTTCGGCGTTTTATGGAAAAGCTACCAACATTACACAAACTTTAGCCTCGTCTTATAATTATGCTGATTGGGCAAAAAATTCTCTACTGGGAGCTATAGGATCAGATGAATCAATTTTTACCCATAATATTGATAACGAAGCGGTTATTGGAGCAAGTTTAATTATAACTATAAACGGCTTAAACGATACAGCGATAGATGGAGATAGCGCGGGCCAACCAGTGGCTACTTCAGCGGCGTTAAGGGTAGAAATAGGAATAGAAGGGGACTCGGACAGGGATGATCCTCTTTGGGAAACTTTAATAGGTTATAAATCGGTTTACGACGTTGGATTTGAGGGTTTAATTGTAGGAAGCGCGTTCAGATTTACGTTAGGGTCTCCATCTTCTCAAGGAGATAACTGGATGGCGGTTACTGAATATACTAAAAATGGGGTGACGACAACTACAGAAGGGGGGCCAAGAGCTATTGGATTGCCGCCTCCTGTGGGAGGAAGAGCGAGATATATAAGAGTTTATAGATTAACGCCAGAAACATTTTCAAGTAAAAAGGTAATAGACATGTCTCTAAATGGGATTAACGAGCATTATGCTTATAGTTTTTCATATCCATTGTCGGCGGTCGCTGGTGTGACTATTGACGCTAGAAGTTTTTCCCGTATCCCTACCAGAACCTACGACGTAAGGCTTAAAAAGGTTATGATCCCATCTAATTACTATCCTCTTGATAGCCAAGGGATGGATAGAAGAAAAATTAAACATGCCAGCAGTTATAATAATAATATAAAATTATACAATGGAGATTGGGACGGCACTTTTATACGAGCATGGACCGATAATCCAGCATGGATATTATATGACTTGTTAGTCGACCCGATTTATGGAGTAGGAAATAATATTGACGATTTAAAAGACATTGATATTTGGACTCTATACCAAATTGGAAGATATTGTGATGGAGTAAATGAGAATGGATATTATGTAGGAGTCCCAGATGGATATGGGGGATTGGAGCCGCGATTTGTATGTAACGTAGTGCTACAAAATGAAAGAGACGCTCTAGACATTATTAATAGTATTGCATCTATTTTTAGAGGAATAGCTTTTTATGGTGGAGGCTCAATGAATTTCTCCTATGATCACCTAGAAGAAAAAATTGCTATATTCAGCAATAGTAATGTAGAAGGCGGCTCTTTTCAATATTCTGATACTTTAAAATCCTCAAGATTCACCGTAGTAGAAGTCCCGTATATGGATGAGAGAAACGGGTATTTACAAAAAATAGAATCGGCAGAAGACGAAAGAGCTATACAAAAATATGGATACATCAAAAAAACGTTTGAAGGTTTTGGAATAACTACTAGAGGACAAGCTCAAAGACTTGCTCGTTATGCTTTGTTTTCAAACAATTTAGAAACTGAAATGATTTCCTTTACCGCTTCTAGGGAAGGTTTTTTTGTACAACCTAGTGATATAATCAAAATAGATGACGAGTTAAAAAATATAGATGTCGCCAACGGATATATAAATCACGTAGATTATACAAATAAATCGGTAACTACAAATTGGATACCAACTGGAGGTCTCGGCACAGGGGTTTTATTTTATACCGCAACTGGCCGATGGTCGATTCAAAACTTGTTTGATCAAGCTTATAATCAGGATTTAGATGTCTCTATAGCTGATATTAATAAATTAAAAAATACACAAATTCAGTTATTCGAAGTTTCTTCGTACGAACAAGTTTCTACATCGGTTGGAAATACTGTTGTAGGTAGTGGATTAAAAATAAATTTAAATACTGGACAAAGTAATATAAATAATTTTGATGAGGTGAAAATAGGCTCCATGTTCTCTGCCTCTTTAACGGGACGTACTGAAAATCTATATAAAATTATTGGAGTTTCTTATAACGAAAATGACACGGTAGCTATATCAGCAATAGAACATGAGCCAAGAAAATTTGCTTTGATAGAAAGCGGAATAAGGTTTGAGAAAGACGATTCGTTTTGGAGCGACAGACAATTGGACATGATGATAAATCACCCGTTACCTCCTCTAGGTTCTGAATTATTTACTGGGATTTCTGATGGCGGAATTAATTTTACTGGCACAATAACGGGGAACACAACTGGAGTTGTCGCATCAAGTTTCTTATGTAGATTAATATCTCCTGCTGGAACTTTTTACGAAGAAACTATAACAAATGACGCTTCTCCTAAATCGGTTTATTTTAATGGGATGGCGGAATTAGGAACTTATACCTTATATACGCGGTCTGTAGGACCAGCACCAAATAAACTAAAATCGACAGCAGTTACCACGTCGATAAACGTCACAGAAGAAAGCACTTATATTTATCTAGAGGTTGGAATCACTGGATTTAATTTAATGAATGGTATCGGCCAATATGATTTGGCTCAACAAACTGGGAGTTTTGATTCTTTTGGTAAAAATCTGCAACTTGGGTGGCAACTACGCGACAGATTAGGAGCAACATTATCATCAGCCGCCGCCTTTAGAACTAGAGGAAATATAAAAGTATCAGTAGATATTTTAGATAAAAACGGCAACGAAGTTACATTAGGAGTATTACAAGACGCTCAAGAAAATGGACTCACTATTTCGTCAAATACAATAGAAGGTTGGTTTGGAGGAACATACCCGCGTGACTTCCAAGTCGTTTTAAATACAACTGGAAATGGGGCCAACGATAACTCAGGTATATTAACTATATTAAACAATCCCCCAACCATTCAAAATCTGGGAATAATAGATTACTACGATGGAGTGGGAAATAATATCGAAATTAATATTAAAGGAGATATAAATGCCATTAAAGATTCGGATGGGTTTTCATTATTTACAGGTGATACTACTGGATTCCAAGGTATTGGGACTGATAATACGCTGCTTTCGAGAGCTTTCGCCAATAATATTATCCCGAAACAAAAAAGAGTTACCACATTCAAAAAAGAAGAATATCCTACATTTATAAATGGGACATTTATTGCAGACAGGTCTTTGCGTGATATTTTCTTTATAAATGGAGAACAAGTTACAGTAGAATCAAACGGTTCTTATCCATCTAATATAGCGGGAGATACGTTGTACGATTTAATTAGAGGAGATTCAATAGGCACATATTTCTCTATGGATGTGGAAAACATCCAAGGAACAGGTACTGGTATTCAAATTAATTGCCGCACATATAATAGTGAAATTGTCGATGCATGGAGACCTTTGAATTATGCTGGTAATAATTGGAGTACTCACACAACAACGGGGTCATTGTCTCAAAATGATACCAATGCCAACGCCCCGCAGTTAATCAAAACTGGAATATATAATAGACGAACAAGAAGAGGCGGGGGTTTATTCTTTAACGGAAGTGGAGCCATCAGATTAGCGGGAGATTACCTTACCAGCGAAATATTAACATGCACAACCCAGTCAGGGAGAAATAATATTACACCGTCTCTACAATTTTATCCAATTACTGGCTACGAAGGTTATTTGTCAACCGAAATCAGAACATTGTTAGATACCTCGTCAGAATCTGGAGGGTTTTACTTGGCTATGATTACAGGTGTGACCGACGCCGAAAGAATGTTAAGTGGTGATATCAAACTTGCAGGAGACCCTGCTGGTTCCTCTGTAACGATTTTGGACGACGATTGTAGCGCAGACAATACATCTAATTATACAAAAGGGGATGCGGGGGAATCTTTAACATTAGTATTCAGCACGGATCATTACGTAGCAACACCAGCGGCCTTTGCCTCTTCGTTTATGCACACCACTACAGCGTGGGAAGATGCGAAGACATATACTTATTCAGTTGATGTTAAGAGTACGGCCAGCAATCCAGCAACTAATATAATACGGTCAGATGGCATTACCACCTATGCTGTAAAGACTCTCTCCGCGCCAACTTCGTCGTGGGTCACTCAAACAGGTAGTTTTACAGTAGATTTAACAACTGACCCCACGGTCGACCAAATTGGTTTTTACGTAACGACTGCGTCTTTTGGTAACATAGAGTATAAAAATATTCTAATTCAAGAAGCGGGTGGCGGAGTTGGTACAACAGGGGATACAATCACTTTAGTATCTCAAACTGGATATAATTGGAATGAATGGAATCACGTTGCTCTCTCACTAAACACATTTTCTGGAGATTATGGAGGTTCTGAAGTTTGGCATAGCGGAGCGGCGTCACTAGTTGTTAATGGAAAAATTGGGGCCACAGCTTTAGGCTCTGGCTCGGGCATGAGGTTCACTTATGGGCCGCAAGCTATAGGGGCGGCGGCTGGAATCATAATTACGGGCAACGGTGGCAGAACAGCTTCGTCAATGGATAGAACATATATGGGATATATGAATGCGGTAAATTTATATGGCGCGAGCGGAGACCTAGACGAAATTCAAGCCATGAGATATGGTACATATAATCAATATATATTTAAATTAGCTAACACAGGCACTATATTCCCAATTATAAGTATGACTGATAACGTTTCGGATCAGTTGTCTATAGTTGCTAACAGCGGACAAATATTACAATTTAATGTCGGTAATTATAATAACGCCGTAGACGAGACTTTATTAGACAAAATTAATAATAACGGGGGTTATAACGGTGTCCAGAAATTATTTTATGTGGCATTCGATACTGCGACCAACCAATTAGAGAAAGACATTCTTGGATTATATAGTTTACGAGAAGAGGATTTTATAGCTGGGCATATAGAAGGGGATAAAACTCTTATATGGCAAAATTTTGAAGGAAAAGATTTAGCAATACAATATATATCTGGAGCGGATGACGCAGAAAGCGCACAAAGCGGGCGTTGGATTATTTGGAGCGGAGATATTAGTAAGCCTTATGACGTGGCTGGTACTGATAAAATATTCTATAATATTTCTGGAGGTCAATATCTATTTAGTTCAGCTCCTAGCGGTCACCCCCCAATTACAACAACTTGGTCTACAGGAGAAGACGCGGAAGCTTATTCTCTGACAGGCACAAGAACTCCAGCTACGACCCGACGAGCTGGACCATTGCAAACAGCCGCATTTAAAGACTTGTATCTTAGAGTTTCATTATCAGACGATATAGGGGCAGGAAACATATTCCCTCCGTTAAGCGATCCTGCTATGGTTATTTCGTATGCGGGTGTTCAAAACGAATCAAAAAATTTATTAGGCTATCAAGCTAAAATTCTGGGAGATCAATCCAGAACATTAACGGACTTTGTTTATGCCGCATATGATTTTCAAACGGCTGGAGATTTCACGGATTTCGATAGCTTCCTGTCTTCTTATCTTGGCCAGCAATCCACGGAATCGCCCATCCCTCCAGAAACACCAGCGGAACGGGTGGCGACTCCGATTATCTCGCCAACCAATTCAAATATATGGCCAGATTTTAATATAAATCCTTTGCAATTCTACTTTACCACGCCGAATTCTAGGATATGGTACAAAAAATGGACATCATTACAAACTGAACCATCCACATGGACTGACGGAGGGACAACGTCTCCTTTAAATCTAAGTAATGTCCCAGTCCCTTATAATGGGAGTCTTGAAGTCCGAGCTTATGCATCTAAAGATGGCTTAACGAACTCTACAATTACAAGTAGATATTATACTAACGAAAGAGATATTTAAACCTTTTTATAAAAAGACTTTCCTTCTGGTGCGAACCCCAGACGATTACATAACACATTTTCAAACTTTTGAGAAACGGGGGATGATTGCAATACCCCCATCGTCATATAATCTATATTAGAACGCTTCTTGATAAGCTTCTCTGCTTCTAAAAATACTTTCATTCCGATTAGTGGAGAAACTGATACCCAAATATAACTCTGCGCTATAATCTTGTTAACGCGATAGTCAGGGCCAATCACGAACCAAATAAAACCGTCACAGTGATCAGGGTTATCAAAATGAGCTACGATAATACACTCATTAATAATTAAATAAATATTCGCCCACGCTTTCCATAGCATATCTGTGTCGTACAACTCTCCTCCGTAATGTAACGCCGCCCGTGATTTCAAGACGGCGCTTTCATCGAAGCTATTATAAAGAATTTTTAATTCGCTCAGAGATGTGACGCGTTTAATCATCAATAGATTCTTTAAACAATTGAATTAACTTTCTTTGTTCGGCGGTGGGGATATCTGAAAACGATTCCCACTCTCCAGATTCCTCGTTACGATATATTTCAGAGGTCCACAATCGCCGTAACATAGTCTTAAATTCATCCCAAGTAAATACGTTATGTTTGGTAGCTAAAATATCTTTAAGCACCGTTACGGGGGAGGGAAACGCTCCTGAAGACTCTTCTCCCTTCTCTTCGTTGGGCTTTTTAAATGGAGCCTCATCTATTTCATCGTCTCCAACTATATGAATATTTAAAAAGTTGCGTACACAGCGTACGAACGCCCTGTTTTCGGCAATAGATTCTAAATATTTAGAACTGACACCCGCTGTATTATCCAAGGTGGCGTTAGCCACAGAAGAAAAGATAACCTCTCTTCCGTCCGTTTCATAATTACCGATAAAACTCATGTTGCACGATAACACAGCGCGAGACGAAGAAGATTCAACCACTTGATATTCAACCCAAGTAAACCCGCGCAAACGGGCTAGCTCTTTTATGCCAGACAGCTTAATCAAAAGTTGATTATCCTCTAACCCGTCTATGGATTTGGGGATAGGTTCCGCCCGCTTTTCGAACCACTCGGAATTTGGATATAAGTGATCGGGGTTAATCATCCCCCTCCAGTTGACAGAGTGATCTTTATTGAAACTGTATTCGACATCTTTAATAAGACCGTACCTGTCCCGTTTATATAATTCTGGTTCGGGAGTCTTAATATGAGTATGCATTTCTGCAAAATGTTCTTTTCCTTGTTTAGCGCTCATAAATATAAAAATGGTTTAGTTCGTCAATAAAGTCCTGATCATCAGAAACTTTAATAAAGGCTGTATCATTACCCATTTTTTTCAACTTGTCAACGTTTTTCCAATAATATTTGCCTAAAAAGACGCCTTCTTTAGTTAATAAAACTTTTTTTGACCTAATATAAAGATCATCGCGGGTTAAATCTAGCCCTTCTGGTATCTCAGGAGGCTTGAATATTTCAATTCCGTAATCAAAATATTTATTTCGTAAAAACCCAATCTCCTCCTTCAAACAAGGTTCGGCAAATATATTAAATCTAACCCCGTTTTGCGATAACTTCACCAGATAATCAGAGCTGGGCATTTTATCATGAGGGCAGATGAAATTGACTATACCTACCATAATTTTATATTTTATCAATAACTCTAGTGGAATTTCCCTATTTGTAATAATTGTAGATTTATAATTATTCAACCAAAATGCCAAATTTTCATCTGAATGAAAATAATCGTCGCGAATATTAATAATTTTTCCCTGTAATGACGGTGGTAATGAAGTGAAATTAGGAACAATTTCATATAACGGGAAATGATAATTAGCGCCTATATAAACTACGGTATGAGAAATGGGCATGGGTAAATTAAGATGCTCTAATATCTCTTTTACAATAATATGCGGGTAGATATTATTAATTAAAGACGGATTCTCTTGCGGAGATAAAGAAGGTTTATTTCCTTTGTAATCAGCCACTAATAGAGAAGGTTTATTTTCTTGATTCCAGTATGGGCCAGACCAACTTGGGTGAGAATGAGAAAACAGGGCAACGATAGGACGATCATATGCAGAAGCTACGTGACAAGATGGATCGTCAGGACATAAATGAACTAATGAATTTCTTATTATATAATTTACCTGATTAATAGTAGCATTATCTACGTGAATATCTACCTGAGAGAGTTTTAATTCTGGGCTAGATAGTTGCACAATTTTTATATCTTCCTTAAGCACAGCTAAGTTTTCTTTTAATAAATTTAAAACTTCCTCCCAATAAAAATAATTGATACAATCAACATTAGAATTACTAATGGTTATATATTTATCTGCATTTATGGAATAAAAATGTTCAATTAATTGGGGTTTTGAAATTTTAACCCCACAATGTTTAGCGTATTCTTCAATAATATGAGCCATTAGAAATCTTTCAAATTAAATTCTATATTATCATGCGTATTATGATGATAGCACATGTGTTTTTGGGTAGTAATATGAGGGTTGAACACAATATCAAATAATCCTTTCGAATCTCCATGACCTTCCATATCAATGCATCTTTCAAAGATAGGATGGAAAGGTAAGGTTTTATGTACCGCTGGATGGCCTTCTATAATAGATAATAATTTGGGGTCAGTAGCAAAATAAATATTATGATTTGGGTGCTGTTTTTTTATATTTGATAATAGAGAATTGCAAAATAAAACGTCAGCATAACTCTGCGGGATAGCTATCAATAGTCTCCTACCATCGTCGTCCTTGTCGAGAAAATCTTCTACCTTCATAAGTTTACCTTCTTTATTCTCGGCGGCTGGTTCTTGAAAAACTTTATCATCAACATAAGGCATCTCATCTAAGATGAGTTCGAGCTGCCGTCCAACCGCATCGACAGAGTAATGGTCGATGACGTACTGACGAGCGTGTTTCCCCATAGATCGCCGTTTAGAGGGGGACATATTAAACACCTTTTTAAGTTGTCTTGCGATTCCAGACGCGTAGGTGGAAGCTTTAATAAATTGAGTTCCTGGTTCCCAGTATTCAGACCAATCAAGCGGGAATCCTCCACTCTCGGCAGTGCAATGCTCTTCGCCGCACGAATAATTTGTAACAAGAGTAATAAGTTCGCACAATTTAGCTTCTTGGATCGGTATCTCTTGTCCTCCGCTAGTAAATGGATGGCAATATACATCCATAAGATTATAGATTTCATTAAGTTGTTCATCGCTCACTCCCATTTGAATGTTTGTGGTATTCTGGCTTTTCTCGGAGCGACAAAAACGACAGTTTTGTTCTTGCCCGTTAAACGGTTTAATCTCGTATTGACCACAATTTTTGCAAAAATAAGTAGTTAATACGTCATTAGGGTTAATCTCTATTTCTTTAATAAGCCGTGGAATATCCCAGCCTTCTCCCCAATGGGTGTGTAATAATAATTTTGCGTGGCTATCTGGCTGTTCTTTTTTAAATTGCTTAAAGCCTCTTAGTAAATTAGGAACAGTCTTGCGCAACTGATTGCGAAAGACAAAGCCTATAATAAATTCATTTTTAAGATTAAACCTCTTACGAAGCTCGGTTTTTTCACGCGGAGTAATAGCATGGTATTGGTCGGGGTCAATAGTCCCGTGAAGAGTCTTGACGTTATTATAACCAGCCTTATTCATCTCTCGCTCCGCAAACGAGGCCCAGACATAAAAGTGTTCAGTGTTCTTGGCTCCTTTGAAAGCGTCAGGCAATATAGGTAAGCTATCTAATGTCGTCCAAATCATAGGGGTTATTTTTTTCCACCACGATCTTTCCCAGAACATTAGTCCCCAGATATCTTCAATACCAATATAAACGTCTGGTTTTATTTCTTGAATAGCATGATCAATATAATAATAACCATAAGAGTTCTGTCTCTTAGCGTTTTCGTCGTTCATTATCTGGTTTAGAGCCCCTTGATCGCAGGGAGAACTACCGTAACACTCCCATGGCATACGTTTTAAATGCGGATCGTTCCACAAACGCCCATTGGCCAGTTCAATAACTTCATACTTACCAGTGTCATAAAGGTAGCGAAGTATATTTTTTTTATGTTTACCAAAGCCAGTGAACGCCCGACAAAAATTAGAATGAATTAGTATTCTTTTCTTTCTCATAGACTTCAGCTTTAGACATTAAAATAATAGCATGTTGACAAAAAACCCATAGCACCGTGGCTTCGCTTAAATCTAAACTCACAGAATATTTTTCTTTATTTTTAGAAACATTTATATTTAAGACTTTGACGGTTGTGTCCTTACCTTTATAGCTTTTAGTATATTCGCTTTGTTTAAAAGAGATGCTGGTAGCAACCTTGTCAAACATATGAACCGTTGAAAACTCTTCTTTGTATAAAATGGAGCGAATGATGCTCCCAAGCTCTACCATGTTAAATTTAATAGCTATTTTATTTGAAGGATCGTCAGACTTAAATGACCCCAGTCTTTTATCAGAGTCCCAAGAAACTTGACGGACTATATTCATATAAAAGTCTTCTTCATTATTAATACTGTTACGGACGGAAAAACTAGCCGCAGCACCAGTATTACGTGGATTTGGTTTATAAAAAGATATCTTTTTCATCAGTATATGATATGATTTAAGAAGAAAGTATCAACTGATTTAGAAAACTTTTTATATTTATCTGAATTTAATATCCTATTGCGACAGAATACGTTATATAAATGAGTAGAATCTATAATAGACCTAGTTGTAAAACTGGGAAAAGCATAAGAGAGTATCTTATTCAATAACTGGGGAACTATCATCGGTTGCCATAATTCCTTAGAAACATAAGATGCATATTTTATTATTTGCTTTTCTTTCCTATGTCCATTAGCAAATACTTCCACAGCTTCGGATAATGAAAGGCCAAGCAAATTAGAATTGATAGCCATATCAATAATAGGATCGCCTTCATAGGGAAACATAGGAGGCATAATTCTTAAATAAGGATCGCTAAATACATAATTAACATCTAAGGGGCCAAAACATGGTACAAATAAAAACTCTGGAGAATCAGGAAGATTATTTAAAGTCTCTATAAAATCTTCTCGTACAAAATTTAAAAATTCCCCTAACTCTGCAACGCTGATAGGGCTGGTTTTATTAAATTCTCTTTCAGACCCCAAAGGAATATAATCAGAAATAGTACATAAATTAAAATAGTCCTCATATGCTGGTAATAAAGGCGGCAGCTTAACCTCGGAAGTGTCTACTGTTGATAGGGATAGTTGTGCCGCTCCTAAAAACCGCGATAATACTATTTTTTCTTCGGGGTTAAAATCTTTTATTTGATGGGGGCCATAAGATTGAAATATGGAATAACTGATGTCGTCCATAACTCCTTCTCCAAGGGGAGAGAAAAACATATTTGTGATACCAGACTGTTTTTCACAAAATTTTGCAAGGGTATCTCCCAAAGACCAAATGTTACGATTAATAGACGTTCGTATTAATAACGAGAGCCCTTTGCAAGCCATGGTAAAGGTAGTGCCAAAAAAATCATCTATAATAATATGAGTATAGATATAATCTCTTTCTAAATCGTGCTTAGAAAGAATTGTATGAATAAGATTTAATTCGGCTTCTGATGGGTTTTTTCTAAGAGATTTATAAAATACTTTATTTGAGAATAAGGAGGCTTTAGGCATAAATAAAAAAGGGGGTGTTAGACACCCCCGTAGTGTTAATTCGACAAGGTTACGCTACCGACGTTTTTCTTTGCCACGGTAACCTCACGGTTATTATTTCTATCCCAAACACGTAGGTAACAAGGTGTTTCTCCACGTAGTTGAGCGTTGAAGGTGCGACCGTCTTTAGTTGTTAAACCAAAGAATCGTCCCTTGCTTTGTTTGATTAGACTAATTGAACTATTCATATGTCTTATTGTTGTTATCTGTAAATCGTATACTATTATCTAGAAATTCGGCAGAAAGTCCAGACTTTTTTTCAGAAAAGTCGTCAGACTCTATTAATGGTAACAAAATATTCTTTTCAATTACAGATTCGCAGTCCCTAGCACCCAAAGATAGGTCGACTTTCGACGCCAAATAATCAATTACCTCATCAGATACGTCAACTACACCAAACAGTTTGCGTTTTATTATTTCTTTCATATCTTCAACATCAAGATCGCGCAAGGAGATAACTCTTTGCATTCTAGATAAGAATTCGTTAGGGAAACGATTAGAGTCCAAGCTTATTTCGCTACTGGCAATATGGCCACCAAATCCAACTTCTGCTTTTTTGGTTTCTACTAAGCTAGTAGTAAAAATTATGTAACAATTGCTGAAATCAATTTTATACCCCATATTGTCTTCTATAAACCCCTCATCTAGTATGCTTAAAAACATATTGATAACGTCAGGGTGGGCTTTATCCACCTCGTCAATTAATAAAATGCTATGTGGATTATGTTTAATCTTTTCAGTTAATACGCCGCCACGATCATACCCAATATAACCAGCGGAAGAGCCGATTAATTTATTAACAGACGTCTTATCTTCGTATTGAGACATGTCCACATGAATTAAAGCCGCCTCTCTATTAAAAATAATCTTTGCTAAAGACTTGGCCATTTGAGTCTTACCAACGCCAGAATTGCCGACTAATAAAACTGATGATTTAGGTTTATTCCTGTTTCTTAAACCAGATAACGACACAGAGAGGGTCGCAATTAATTTGGTTATAGCCTCATCTTGACCTACAAGGTCTTTTTTTAGTGAGTCGTCAAGAAACTCTTGACAACTGACAACGCTGGTATAATCCACTAGAGAATCTGGATATTTCTTTTGGAAAAATGCTATAACATCAGTTTTGTCAATTGTTGTTACTGTTGAAGTCATCGACTCCGTCCACTCTTCTGATCTATTACGATATTCGGCTAGCAGAATTTCGCATTCACCAGCATTTTTTATTGCGTCTTCGTTGAGTAAAGTTTTTATTTGGTCTTCAATGACGGTTAATTCTTCGGGCCTAATAATTGATTTAAGCTTAAAAAGAGAACCAATTTCATCAAGAAAATCAAACGCTTTATCGGGAAATTTGCGAAGAGGCATATAAATATTAGACAGGCGAACAATTTCAATTATTGCTGGGTCAGTAAAAAATACAGAATGATATACTTCATAAGGGTCTTTACAATGCCTGATAATTTCTAAAGTTTCTTTTTCTGAAGGTTCGTCTACAAAGATGATTTCAAAACGTCTACGAAGCGCACCATCACGCTCAATATATTGTTTATATTCCGACGGGGTCGTAGCCCCAATACACGAAATAGTACCTTTGGCTAAGTCTGGTTTTAACATATTGCCAATATCAGAAGCTCCACCGTTGCTACCTATACCATTAATAGAATGTATTTCATCAATAAATAAAACCTTCTTTTCTTTGGAGTCTTTTAATTCTCGCATAACCCCTTGAACGCGCTCTTCAATAGCGCCCATTACTTTAGCGCCAGCTACAACTTTTTGAAGATTCAGGGCATATATGTCGCATGGTATAATTGCGTGTTCTCCTTGATGGTCTTGATGATTGTTCATTTTCTGCGCCAAAGCTTCAACACACGCGGTTTTTCCTACCCCAGCTTCGCCAACCAATAAGATATTAGATTTTACTTTACGACATAAGATTCTCATCATTTGGTAAATGATATCGTCCCTGCCAAAATATTTAAAATCCGATTCCTCTACCGCGGTATTTAAATGGGTTGTGAAATTATCTAAAAATGGATGGTTGACCGCATGGACAGCTTTGAGGTTAACTTTGTTTTGATCTTTTTTTATAATTCTATCTAACGTATCAGATAATTGCTTGGGCGACAAATCAATTTCAGTTAACATATCAGCGCATTCTTTACTGCATTTTAAACACGCAAATAATATATGTTCAATCCCTATATATGGATGTCCTAATTCGGCTGCAAATATTGGGGCGTGCGTATAAAAAATCTCATTGACATTCTGATCGCACACGGCTCCGCCAACTGGTTGAAGACGATCCTTATTACTATACAGCTTTCTTGTAAATTCATTAGCTACAAACTCGGGAGTATGTTGGGTTTTACCAGCAATCCCAAATAAAAAATGGATTAACGGATGATTAGAACAAATAATAGCAGATAAAATATCAGGAGGAGTAATAGATGTTCTTCCTACAAGTTTGCAGTTTCTCTCGGCTTCTTCTAAGCATTGTTTGGCTCTTGGAGTATACTGGTGTTCTTTTTGTTTAGGTTGCATTAACATAATTTACACTATCGAAGGTCAGATAATTTCATATAAATACTATAGTCTAGGATGTTTAAATCTTCAACAAAAATAGCCCCATCTCCAGTAGAACCACTAATAATAATAATATTCCCGTTTACTGGAATCTCATTTCCACCAGCTAAATAGTTGTCTACAGACTTTCTTCTTCGATTATTCATGAATATGCACATAGTAGATGCGGTTTCGTCAGATATAGCTATTCTATAATATTTATTATCAGCCCTGCTAATACCAGAAAATACATCTGTCACGGTTCCCACTAATTTGACACGACTATATTGAGGTTTATCTTTTAAATCAATTATAGGCTCGAAATACGTGTCTGAAAATACTTCTCTTAATTTTTTAGAATGGGAATATCCTAGTATCTTCTTTTCGAAGTACCAATTAGCAAAATCTTCATGCTTTTTATTTTGGTCGTATATCTCGCGATGAAATTGATATTTCTTTTTGAAGGTAGCAAATGTTCGTTCCGTAAAGACGGGTCGTCCATCATCACCAATAATATTTTCATCAACACAAGCTTTAATTGTAGCCAATAAATCATATTCAAAACGTGGGCCAAGGGCTAATATATTACGCTTTACCCTGTCAGTCAACAAGTTAAACGAACACGCCCATAATACCCCTTTGCACCTGTTATCAACCATACTATCTAAAGACCCAGCTTGAATAAGCGCGGATACAGTACCGATATTTAATCCAGCATCTTTTGCGCTGAGAAAAACGTCGTATATATTTTCAAATTTTTGTTGGCAAAATTCTAATAGAGTGCTTAGTGTTTTTTCGGACACCCCGCGAATAGCATTTAAACCGTAACGGATGTTAGTTCCATCAATACTAAAATCAGCTTTAGATTTTACTAGATCAGGAGGAAGCAATTTAACCCCATAAGCGTTTAACTCTTGAGATATAATAGATATCTCAGAAAAGGAATCTTGCTCATGACGAGCCATATTTAATAAACTTATAAAGAATTCTAATGGATAATTAAATTTAAGATAAGCTGTGACAGCAGAAAGCATACTATAAGCGGCGCTGTGAGATTTGTTGAACGAATAATTAGCGCTAGCTTCAATGATCCCCCATAACAATGTCCCAATTTCGGGATCGAGATTATTTTCTTCTATCTTTTTTCGGACTTTTTCTTCCCATTCTTTGGCTTGTTCCACCTTCTTTTTGCCAACTACTCGACGTAACTGTTCTGACTCGTCCAAATTGAAGCCAACCTTGTTGGCCATCTTCATTAACTGCTCCTGATATAGAGGAATACCCCCAGTGATACCAAGAATATCATCAAAGAATTCATGCACGCTTTGGAACTCTCCTGACTTCACATATTTAGCGTAATCGTCAGCAAAATCTAATGCTCCTGGCCGCGCGATAGCCACAACAGCCGATAATTGCTCCAGATTTCTTGGTTTTACCTGTTTGCAAATTTTAAAATTCGTGTCGGCCTCGATTTGGAATAACCCCTTGGGGAAATCCAGTTCTTGGAGACCAGCAAAAATGGTTGGATGGGTGGGGTCGATATCTTCCATCTTAATATTTAACTGTTTGCAAGTATCGTCAACGACCGTAAGGGTGCGTAATCCAAGGATGTCAAACTTTACCATTAGCTCGGATACCCCATTCATATCATAGCCAGAAACTAAATGGCCATCGTTGGTCAATTGTACGGGCATTATATCTGCAATGGGATAGTAACTAATACCAATACCAGACGGATGTACCCCTGTATTTTTATTTAAACCCTCTAGCTTTTTAGCTATACGAAACACCCGTTCGTGGGCGTCACAAAATTCACGAAACTCACTGCTCTCATCGTAGGCTTTTTGCAATTTAAATACCTTGCCGAACTGTTTGGGAATCATACCGCTAATAGTATTAGCTTCATCTTCTGACGCATCATCAACAATCTTATATGCTTCTTTAATGCATAGTTTGCCGCTCAAAGTGTTAAGTGTCAATATCTTACAAGTAAATCCAATAAATTTCTTTTCTATGTATTCAATAACATCTTGACGACGATCATAAGAAATATCATTATCAATATCACATAGCAATGAGCCGTCGAGATAAATTTCTCCCCTATACTCAATTTTTTTTGCACGACTTTCAGATACAAACCTTTCAAAAAAGAGTTCGTGTTTGATTGGGTCGAGTTTAGTGACTTTAATGAGAAATAACACAAGAGAACCAGCAGCGGAGCCTCTACCAAAACCAGTAGGCACATTATGCTCGTGACAATAATTAAGTACGTCCCAATTAAGTAGTATATAATCAACAAAACCAAGTTTATCAAGAACTCCCAATTCATATTTTAACCTTTCTCTATACGCATTTTTATTTAAATCATTTTTCGCTAAATAAATATCCAACTCCCTCTCACATAATAGGGATAAAAAATCTAAATTACTAATACTATTGTCAACATTCAACTGGCGATAAAATCTATCTTCGATATTAATCTTAGGCAACTTTACCCCAACTGGAAATGGTTGATCGTATTTATTAAAGAATTTTCCTATCATAAATCTAACTGGTTTAGGATTTTAAATAGCGCCTCTGTATTCATTTCGATGTCATAAAGAGAATCGTGTAATTTAGTTTCATCAAACTTAATATCGAAATGCTTCAACATGGCCATTAGAGTCGATCTCAAGCCCTTTTGAGGAGAATTCAGTAACTTGTACTGCCATTCAATCAAAGACTCATCTTCGGGCTTCTGGACGCCTTTAAGAATAGCTAGAAACAGCGCTCTTGTATCGAGACAACGAGTTATAAAACTATAATCAACGTCAAAGCCGAGGTACTGGCGTAAAACATTAATAATGTAGACGTCAAAATTTAAAATATTATGACCAGAAATAAGATAAGAAGGGTCGTTCATCTTCTTCCATAGTAATTCGAACACGAAATAAGGGTCTACCGCATTTTTAATATATTCTTTCCTATCAAAGCCCGTAACCTTCGCTGCCCCTTCTGACACCCGTAGGTCATCCCACCTTAATAGATAGTCTTGTTTTCCGACTATCTTTTTGCCAACGGTTTCAACCCATGACAATTGCCAAGGCCGAGAGTATCGAAGGTTAAGCCCTTCTGTCTCTGCGTCGAAAAGAAGGTACTTTTGTTGAAAATTAAATCTAAGTAAGTCTTCCATTTTGTTCTAAGTATGATTCGAAGCAAAAACTATCACTTCCGAAATGATTAATGTTGGGCGCTGATAGAGTTGGGGCTCGCCTACCAACCTTTCGTCCGCACGCCATACGGTAGGTTTGATAAGCGGGAAAATCTGTGCGATATTTATAAAAAATACTCTTAGCTACAACAGGTACTATCTTATTATCATTAACTAATTTAGAATATATGATAAGGTCTTGTGGCAAGTTGTTATTTTCTAAAAAATAAATCTCATTATCGGAAATCTTTTGAGGCAAGCAGTTTTTAAAATAAAACGTGTTATGATATAAAAAAGAATCATAATGAGGATGGGCTAACAATAAGAGGTTATCGTCCCAATTATCTTTTAATAAGTTGTAATCTAATTTTCCATTATGCTTACACGAAACAAGTGAAAATAAATTGAACAACATCTTACATCCGTCAGTGTTACGTGCAAAGATTACAACTTTATGTTCGCTATCATCGTTTTCGTCTGTGACATCGTTACATATAGGGAATCGAACCCCATAGTGTAAGATTATATCGGTCTCGTGAAACGCTTTATAGGTTTCTAAAAAACCGATCATATTATCCTCTACAATATAAATTTCTTTAAAGCCATTTTCCTTGGCAATTGTAGAAATATCATCAGGACCATCTTCTGCATCAACGGGGTTAATTTTTAATATACTTCTGCCGATACTATAATCCGAGGTAAATAGTGGAATCATCATTTTTACACATGATGACAGTTTATTAGGGTTTGTCAACTATTTTTTTTGAAAACATGGACAACCAGAATACCACATTTGTTGGTACGAGCCACCTTTAGGAACAAGATCGAAATTAAAATCGTCTTCGAAATAAGTTTTAACTAACTTATCTTCAGCATCGTATACTATATAATAATAAAAATCAAATTTATAGGGACAATGCCACATTAAAGTCCCATCCTTCTTAAGCTGGCCTTTATATTTAGCGAATCCGCATTCTAATCTACCAGAAAAAGACCCGTCTTTAGGGAAGGGAGCGTGGGCAGCAAATCCACTATGAGCATCTTTTTTAGAAAAGTTAGAAAGATATTTTTGATACGCGGTTAACTCGTGTTCAAAACCTTGAAGAGATTTTTTATCAATATCTTCCATCTTAATAATACAGGGGTAGCGTTCGTCGTCAGAGCTTTTATCTTGATGTCTTAAAAAAATAAACTCAGAACGAATATTATCAACTTCTGGATGTTCGGTTTTAATAGCTAATGAATACATCCAATCTTGAAGATTATTTGTAACCTCGCCGCCTTTAAACACCTGTTTGCTAGTCTTAAAGTCTCGGAATATAGCAAACTTTTTTTTCTTATATATAAATAGTTTGTCTAAGATGCCGCGGATATTATAATTGACCTTATTTTTCTTATCTACTTTCTTAATTTCAAACGAGTGTTCAGAAATAGAAATAGTAGGACGACCAATTTTAGTGCCAAAAAAGTCATGATGTAATCCAGAAACTATCATTTCGTCCATCAGTTTTAAATTATCCACATCATGAATCCCTAATCTACGAGCATGTTTGCGTACCAACTTAACCACAGGCTTACAATTTCTAATAGATTCGTCCTTCATAATAGTTTTAAAGTGCTTCATATGTCGTTTGCGACCAAGTACTTCTAAAATCAAATGGCAAATAGAGCCGCGATCAGCCCCATCATTAGACTTATCAGGTAAATTCAAATGATAACGACACCAATATTTCCATCGGCAACCTTTAGCTAATTTGATACGGGAAGGAGATAAAAATAATTCTTTATTCATTACACAACTTTTTTAATTGTTTTTGGTGTTGCACGCTTAGTGCATGAGGATTAGTTTTTAAAAGAAACGAACAACCTTCAATAGAAGCTTGGGTCACGTTATTAAGAACTTCTAAATCAGGATTAAGATGGCACGAAAAAATATGCATTTCTGGATCAACGACCTTTTCCTGCATCTCCCCGAAATCATTTAAAAAGGGAGGATAAATACTTAATCTGTCTGAAGGAAAAAACGATAATAAATTCAAATAAATTTTTATTGAACCAAACAAACCAGTGTTAAAATCTTTATGATAGTCATTGTTGAGCGATATAATAATACGTTGAGGATTTATTTCTATTAACTTGCTTAATATTTTAGACGACATTGAAACTCCAAACAATACTAAATGATTTAAGATACCGTTTTCAGTTAATGCTAAACTATCGCCTATGCTTTCAACTAAATATATATTTTGAGAGTCGTGAGCATATTCTAAAAATTGCGGGTTAACATAATAAGGATATACCCAGTTTCTTTTCTTGCCTAAATGTTTCCACTTGGGAATATTAGCAGCTTTATCAATAGCCCGCCCACTCCAGCCGCAAATTTGTCCAGCATCATTAAAAATAGGAAATGTTATACGTCGATACATTTTGCCAAACGAAGATAATCCACAACGATATAATTTTTGTGTCTCTTCGCTGATATTGCGCTGTTTATAAAAATGATAGTTGGGAAACAACGTATCTAAAGATGAAAGAGGGTATACTTTATCCATAAGGTCTTCTGGTGGGGTATAAAATGTATCATAAACGGCTAGAGCTTCGGCGAAGTCGACTCCCCCTCCGCTTAATTCTACTAATTTTGTAAATGGAAATGAATTTTCTCCTACTCCGAAATCTCGCCATACGCCAGTGTTTTTATAAATAATAACAGACGTTGGATTGCCGCCACCTCTATATTTGGCGCTGGTTCTCCAATTATCTCCATTATCAATTAGTTTATAGCCGAGAGTATCTAAAATCTCTCTCATATCATTAGTTGAAATCTGGGATGTCTTCATTATCTTCTCCCCCTTCTATTAATTCTGCATGAGCGTTACGGAACGCTACAATATCACGTAGATCGCCCTTCTCTGTTATGTCAAAATTCTTAAATTCTAAATTAATAAAGTTGCGTCTTAAAGCGTCCCCTACTCTCACAGGCCGCAAGTGACCATTAATATCTTTGCCAAGATGTCGAGCTTTAATATTTATAAGTTTATGAGTTCCGAACTGTTCTCCTTCGTCCAATATCTCATCGAGGGTTTTTTCTCTTAAAATAAACATGTGAGAACAAAAATGTTGTAATCTGTCGGATAAAGATACTACACTCTCGTCATCGCGAACTTCGGCGGCATTTCTATTAGCTACAATTCCCTGTCTATTGCTTTGGACTGATGTCATCATAGAAATAACTGGTTTTCCATCGTGCAAAATATCCTTTTCAATAGTTTTCTTGAATTTATCCAACATCTGACCCACGATTTCATATTCTTTTTTGTACCCAGATGGTTCATAGGAGGTTTTAATATAATCGAAACTAAATATCATTGGATTACCACGCCCAACAATGGAATAATAAAATCTTTTAAGTACCATAAGCATAGCATCGACATCCATACCTCCGACATTAAAATAATAAAATTCCATATCTTGAATTATTTTCCAAGTATCCCTGACCCTTTTAACCACATCAGGCCCAGCATTTCTCCATTTACCAGTTTCAATTAAACCAATTGGCGTATGAGATAAGGCGGCACACTGTCTGTGAATTAATTCTTCCTTGCTCATTTCCCCGTTATCAAAGTGGAGAATAGGAACTTTATATTTAGCTCCAACTTTTGTAGCGAAATTCATGCATAACGCGGTTTTACCTACGGCACTTCTCGCCACAAAAATAGTAATATTACCAGCCCTAAGTAACGAACCGTAGATATCATTAACCCTACCGAACGGACCCATGAATCCAAAATTTTCTATAGGGTTATTGCCTAGTTCTTCAATTAGCCGCTCCATTTCGTCATAAATGTTTTCTGGAATAGAAGAACCTGATTCAAATAAATTAATCTTATTATTAAATATTCTATCAGCGTCTCTTATAATATCATCATACGGAGTTGTAGAAGGCAGCTTCTTCATATGATCAGAAACTTCCTTACAGGCGTATGAGATTTCGCGACGGACGGTATACAGTTTCAGTTCTTTTGCTAAAGACTCTATAGAATCAGAAGATGTTTTTCTCATTCGTAACGAATGGATATAATCTCCAATAGATAGATTTTCTGCAAAAGATATTCCTAAGCTTTTAATTTTAGATGCTACTAATACAGGGTCGGGGCTTCCACCGCTTTCTATAATCCCCTTTACAACCGAAAAGACTGTACTGTTGACTTTAGATTCAACAGAAAAAAAATCTTGGTGAGTAATAAAATCAGAAATTATAAAAAATGATTTTGGGTGTTGGATTATAGTCGCCAACAACTGTTGTTCAACATCAATAGAATACAACATTAATCATTGTCCTCTTCGTAGGTTCCAAAAACGCCCAACTCTTCTTCGTCGGCCATTTTTATAAACTTGCGTACAGCATCTCTTAAACCTAACTCAACTATTTTACTATCGTGTTTAAAATATATAGACGGGTCTCCGTCTTCGTCAACGATAGCAAGGAAAAAGCCTTTATGAGACGCTCCTGCGCCAGTGAGTTCATATAATTCTTCTATAAACTTAGGCGGTAAAATAAACTTTTCTTTATTAATGTTATCCATAATTATATCAAATCTACGTTAAATTCTTTAAACAATTCTATGTTTACCTTATCGTCTTGATAAATTAATACAAGTTTAATATCATTCAACTCGCAAAATTTTTCTTTAACTGAATCTCGACGTAATTGTCGTAAGAAATCGCTTCTCCCGTTGTGAAAAAACGGCACATATTTTATATGCTGGTTCCCTTGAACTTCTACTGCTATATTTTTGGTGGCGTTATAAAAATCAAGAGATAATTTAGTGGAGGGAATTGGAAACTCTTCAAAGACAACATAAGAGTTCCAATACTTATATAAAAAATTCTTTATATTAGTCTGGAAAATACTGCGGCTATCAGCGTCCCAACTAATGAGATAATGTCGCGGATTTTTAACTGATTTGGTAGCTCCATATATTGTCTTGAATTTCATTAATCAGCCAATAGTTTTTCGATTTCCTTATTAAAGAAATCAATCAAAAATTTAATTAGAGGATCGTTACCCTCAATAAATTTAAATACGCGATCTTCTCCTTGAAATTTTAAAGAGTGATCCGATTCAACCAATCCTTCCGCTTTCAATTCGTCGCCGAACTCGTCGTCAAATTTATACCACGCCCCAGATTTGGTGACCTTTCCCCACCCTAATAATATATCGACTAATTCTTTTTCTATCCAAATTGATTTTCCATTAGAACGCCCATACCTTACAGGGTAAGAGAGTTTCGTGTTTGTTGTCTCATTAGGGGATTTTCCAACTGTTATCTTAGCCATGTGTCCAATAGCTGGATTTTTCTCAGCATGGAAATCTTTGCTGGGATTTTTCAATAACCAATCGCCCTTGTATATACGTTCGAAGTTAAGAATCCAATTAGCAAAATGAAGTAGGGCATTTCCACCAGAGCCACTTGTCGATCTAGCTGGACCCTCGTACTGGGAAATTTTTATATCAGAACGAACCTGAGAAATAAAAATAGCCATATGCCCTCGTTCGGCCAATGGAATAGAAATTTCTTTCATTAAAACGGACGCTATCACCGCTCCACCAGCGACCTTTTGAGCGTCAGAAAACTTCTTTCCAATATCATTTCGAGGTATCAATCCATCAACCGAATCAATAATAAAACCATATCTGCTTTTCGACGGGTTATATAAAATCATTTTCCGTATAGTGTCAGCAACAAAGTCATATATATTACTCTTCATAACAAAACAAGTGCCATCAACCCAATCCTTCACATTATAAACAAATGGAACGCCGCTTCTTTTAATCATTTCTGGGGTTAATCTGCCTTCGGCTTTAAAGTAAATACCCTTACTTTGCGAAACGGTGGAGAGAAAGTTTTTCATAACGATTAAAGCCTCACTCGTCTTGCCAGATTCATAAGGCCCGAAAAAACGATGCAAGCCAGCACCAAGCCCGCCATTCATACTATAATCTAATCCAATCGACCCAGTAGATACCC